ATTATTATTTAACCCTTCCCTCGGCATACGCTGACTGAATTTCATCAGCCAAAGATGCGTATCGGTTTGGGTCTGTTACCTGTAGATTGATTAAATCACTCCTTCGGTAAACCTTCTTTCCGCCTATAGATTCTGAAGTAGAACGAGTCTCAGTTGAAGTAGCTTTAAGTGCTTTATCTCTTTTCTCTGTTTCTTGCTTTTGAACTTCTTTAGTCTTGTCAATCATATTGACTTTGTCGAACATATCGAATAGTTCTATAGCATAGTCAGGTCGATAATCACTATCGGCTTTTCTAAACATCTCTGTGCGTATCTCAGAAGCACCTACCCAATCTTGAAACTCTTTACTGGCTACTCTATCTTGCCAATCTGGATATGCTTTTTCTAAAACACCAACTTGATGTTGTTGTTGCTGGATTTTTCGTTCTTTTCTTGCTTCAACTAAATCTGGATGGTTTTCTATAGCTTTATTGACCGCTTGTGTTGGGTCTGTATAAAAATCATCATCAAAATTAGAGGTTTCTTCTACATTTGGAGTAGCTTCTGCTGCTCGGTTTTGAGATTCCATAAGGCTTTGAATTAACTTGCGTTGCTCACCAACTTCGCTGGCTTGCTTGCCCATCATCTTCTCAACATTCTGGTACATCTCTACTAACTCTTCTGTTGACTTCCCAGCAAATTTCTCAGGAATGGTAGATTCAGGTTGTGGAGTTTCTTCCGCCTGTGCCTCTTGTGTAATTTCTTCTGTTACTTCCTGTTCATTTGTTATTGGTGCATCCGTTGAAGATGCTTCATCTACTACTATACTTGACATTGTGTTCTCCGCCCCTGTGGGGTTATGAAGTTATTAGATTGTGGAGTCTTACTAAAGGTTAAACTTTAGTCAGATTGTTCCATTGTGATTTTTGTTGTATTTTCTAGGGTTAGTAAAAACCTAAGAATATTCAACTGACCTTTGGCTTCCCAGAGGTCTTTTTCATCAGACATTGTGTCGATATTGACCACATTAGCCTGAATAGTTTCTAAATCAGCAATAAGGTCGAGCCATCCTTCGGTCTCCATCATTGCTAATCTATCTTCGATAAAACGGTCATCTGTTTTTGCCATAGATGATTATCGTTTACTGTATGCTTGAGTTGACTACTGCTTTTTGCCCTGCTTCTCTAGCTTTTGCTAGGTTCAATATAGTCTCTGATTGTAGATGGTCTACTTCAGGTATATTTCTTGCTGTCTCAGAGCGTTTATTTTCAATATCAGCAGCAGTTTTCTCTAAATCTATAGCATCCTTCTGCAATTTAACTATGCGTTGCTGGAAGTCAATTTCGTCAGGCTGATTAACCATAGCCTCTGACTGCCATTTCATAGCTTTAGCCTTTTCTTCTTCTGCTTCAGCCATAGTTTTTTGTACATTAGCTTGTAATTGTTGCATTTGCAATTGTTGTGCCATTTGTTGCATTTGCTGCATCTCTGGATTAGGCTCATTGCCTTGCATCAGAGCATTAACAATTTGGTCTCTATTGTGAATAGATGAGTTCTGGAACATTGCCAATAAAATAACATTAAATGCGGGCGAATCTTTAGGTATGGCTTGTAGCATTTGCACCATTTGAGTCATTTCTAACTCTTTAGCCATAATGCCCATAGTTGAATATGGAATAAACTTGTAATCACTTACAGGGTATCTATCTATATCAAACTGAATCTTTCTCCACATGCACTTATTAATCATAGGAATAAGGAATGTGTTTTGGAAGTTCATTAAAGTGCGTTTTTGGCGTTTAATACTAGCTGACTGCATCATAGACATGCCAGAAGCAGTATCTTGTTGTCCAGCACCACTATCAGCACTTCCAGTACCCATTTGAATCATGTTTTGTAGGCTTGCTACTTGGTTAAAAGTTGATGGGTCTGTAGTACCCATATCAAGAGGCATAATTGCATCTCTAGGATTGCCATTAGTAAGCACGGTTTTGCCCGGTCTAACCTCAAATTTAATGCCTCTAGGTAGTCTCGTAGCATCGGCAGCCATCATAGGCGTTGTTGTAAGTGCCAAAGAGTCAATTCTTGCTCTCATTTCAGCATCTAAAGCCTTTTGTGGGTTGTAGCCTTTTTCACATACGCCTCTACCCCAGAATTTATTAGGCACAATGTCGTGTTGGTACGATATAAAAGGTCTATCGTTCATCATAAAAGCGTTTTCTTCTACTCTGAGAATAAACTCGTCATTACAGATAGTAACCACAGCTTCGACCAACTCGTCAGACTTAGTATATTCAAAATCGTCTTTATCGGCTTTTGGTTTTAGGAAGCGTTTAGGAACTTTACCCCAATATTCAGTAATTTTGACTGAGTCAGACTCGTCAGCACTTTTTGTTTCAGGGTCGTAACTTATTCTTGTGGTTTGATAATCACCATCAAGGGGTACATCTCTGTATATACCAGAGCGTATGCCTTCGACAACATGGTATCTCGGTTTAATAACTTCGTGAGCAACACCTAGAGCCTCATTAATTGAGTTAGCACTAGGGTCAATCAAAAATTCTTTAGGACTAATAGGCTCAACACGCACATCAATGGACGGGATTTCCACTAACTGACGAGTGGTGGTAAGAGTGCCTGCGACTGGCACTTCAGAGGGGGAGCGTTCGATTGTTCTATCGACAACTATCTTACCGATTCCCGTTCCATAGATTGCCCCATTCAAGAAAACTTCACAAACAGCATCCTTACATCCTGTTTTTTCTAAATCTTCTTGTAACAAGTTGCGAATATACTCAGCTTCACTAGGGTCTTGGTCTAAATAATCATCTTGGACATCAAACCATTTTCCTCGTCCAAAAGTTGCCTCCTCTAGTTCTGCTACAGATGACTCAACTGCCTGCTGTAAAGCAGGTGCTATAAGTCTTGATTTTTCTGATTGTCTTGTTCTGTCCTCTTGTAGCCATATACCACGCCACAAACGGTAATATTCATCCCATTGAGGGATGTAGTTTATATCTCTATGCGTACGCCATGTTTCAAGGCGATAATTAAGCCAACTGGCAAGTGCTTGATATTTGGTTTCTTTGTCCATAAAGGTGTGAGATGTCCTTAAAAAAGGTTTCCTATATTATACCAGAAAAATAGCATAAGATTAGGGTTTGTGGGCATAAAAGAGAAAAATATTCTACAATTAGTGATATTTACGAGGTTTTTTTTCTAAATCCACTAAATTATCAATAATCATTTTACAAATAGTCATATCAACCATTTGCGAATTGCTAAAAGATTCGTAATCCATATCTTCAATCATATTGGCAATAATCTGACAAGCAAGTTGGTATCTTGTGTCTAAATCTTCACCCATTTCAGAGTAAACAAGTATCTCATCTATTTCTTCTTCACTCATATCATCAAAATTTATATCATCTACATCCATATTAATATCCTGCTATAGCATCTGTAGGTTGCCAATCATCATCTAGTTCTATACTGTGAGCAAAGTCTGCAACTGATACTTGGTCAATATAGGCAAGAGCATCCAGCAAATCGTCATGTGCTAGGCGATTAGGAAAATCGAGCATCTGATTGGTAAAAACACGCCAATCTTTATCTGGGTTAAAAGTAATCTGTCCATGTTCCATGCGACCTTGTAAAGCCCATGTAATTCTATCGTTCTTCTTCTTACCGCCATGCCTGAGTTCTATAATGGACACCCATTTACCCTCAGTTCTCATCTCATCTTCCAAATAAGGCAAAATGGCATTCCTAAGTGAGCCTGTTTCTATACCTACGGTAGCTGACTCTACAATCAAAGCAGACTTTAAAATCTTTTTTGCTGTCTCTTTAATATTCCAACGACCATGTAATATGTCTTTAACCCACCACTTATCTCTATCTATCTTAACAATCGCAATTGCTGTTTCGTCTAACCTAGAACGCTTAAGATTTCTTTCTTGTTCTACGCTTTCATAACCAGCAGGGTCAATAGCAATCACATAATTGCCTTCTTCTGGCTCATCTTCTAGCTTAAACCACTCTTCTTTAAAAATACCACCAGAACTGGTCTCAAAAGATGCCTCAAACTCTTGTCTAAAAGACATAGAGGACATTGTTTTCTTAGAAGCCTCAATCTCTTCACTTGGCAAGAAAGGATTATCTGTCGAAGTAAACTGGAAAGCATCCCAATCTTCATCTTCTAAGGCATCACGATACAAGTCAAAGAAATGGTTTTTTCCTGCTGGCGTTCCTATAAACAAAGCACCACCACGAACATCAGCAAGAGTAGGGCGAATAATCTGTTCCCATACTATTGGCTTCATAGAAGCATACTCATCTAGCACCACATAAGACAAACCTACACCACGAAGTGTTTCTGGTCTATCAGAACCTTTGAGATATATCTTACGACCATTGACTAAAGTAAGAACTGCTGTATTTTCGTATGCTTGGACTATCAGGTCTTTACCTAATTCCTTAAGCATAGCCCACATAATATCTTTAGCCTGCTGAAAAGTAGGGGCAATATAGAACACATCCTTACTATCAGACTGTATTGCTTTTATCAATAATATCCAAGCAGATAAGTAGGACTTACCAAATCTACGACCAGCAGCAACTATTTTAAATCGTTTATCGGAATGAAAGATTTTTAACTGAGCAGGGTGTAAATCAATGTTTAACTCAGCCATACTATTGCTTAATGAAAATTTTGAAAATCATCCATTGTTATTGTAGAATTTTTTACTACTAAATCAGAATTCTCTATAAACCAAGAAATCCTATCATTAATTTCTGAAACATCTGTTTTTAATAATTTTGAAAGCATAATTAAAGATGTTGTATATCGTTTATCAATATCATCACCGCCAATAAACATTCCTTCGGTTTCCATGTTCATAAATAAGGGTCTCTTATAGTATCTTCTGAAATATTTTTTTCAAACCAAAGATTCCATTTTTTTTCATGACTTCTATCATTAATATGGTCAATATCCCATTCATACAAAGGCTCACCAGTATCTTTAAATTTTGCAGAAAGCAATTCAAAGGTGTTTACATAATA